TCCTTTCTCTTATCTTGGTTCTCCTGGTAATATAAATCTACATTGGCCATCTCTTACTACTTACTATGGTGATCATATTGTAATTGGTAGATCGACTGTTCTTGGAATAGGATTTAGAACTGCTGTTGCTAGTGCAACAATGGGAGCAGTAGGACCTTCTAAGGTAATTAGTGGATCTACAGCAAAGGTAATAGCACCAAGAGTGACAATAGGTGGTGCCTTTGTTAATATCGCTGCTCCTCCTTTCGGCATAATGATTGGTGGTAGAAATTGGGCTGCTGCAACAGCTTATTGGGATAGTAAGAAATCATTTGATATTCCTCATCCATCAAAGACAAATCACCGTCTAAGATATATTTGTACAGAATCACCAAAAGCAGATGTATATGTAAGAGGAAGACTTAAAGGTGAAAATATAATTAAATTACCAGATTATTGGAAAGATTTAGTTGATGCGGACAGCATCACAGTTCAACTACAACCGATTGGACAAACACAAAATCTTGTAATCCAAGAGTTTGATAATGAAAAAATTGTTATTGTAGAGAAAGGTAATATTGATTTTATTACTGATGAATCAATTATTGATTGTTTCTACCATGTGTATGGAGAAAGAAAAGACACTACTAAGAACATATCAGAGTATGAGGGCTTGACACCAGATGATTATCCAGGAGATAATAGAGAATATGTAATTAATGGAGGTAAAAGATGAAGAGAGAAACAGAACTAGCACTTGATAGTATAAAAAAACAAAATATAGAATTGGGTAAAGGTGGAACTGATGGCACTCCTGATATTACTGTTCCTTCAACTTATGAAGAAAGATCAGTAGCACAGAATGATAATGGAACTTGGAATCAAAATATTATAGAAGAAGAAATTCCTGTAAAAAAAGATATTGATCAACGTGCTACTGAATTAGAGGGATTTGAGACAGATGTTACTAACTATGAGAATTTATCTAAGATTGGAGACAATAAAGTTCTTTCAATTCTAGGTGAAATTAATGCTAAAAAGTTAGAAATTCTTACTACAGTTAATACTGCAGTAAGTGCTGGATGTACTTATTTTGTAGGTGATGGTACTGAAACTTCATCAGTGAATTCTGGACCAGTAACTGTAAGTGGTGTAGTACTAGGTCCTCCTAATACACAGACAGTATATAATACAGATTATCCACAACTCACTGAAGATTCTGCAAAATTATATAAGTATAATGACTTAAATAATTATTCTTCTGATTCTCCTTTTACAGGAATATCTTCTGCTGTAATAACAGGAACTAATGTTGGAGCAGGTTTTTCTACAGCTTGTTTTGCCAATTTTGGTGCAACAATAGAAGCAGGTGGCAATACTCAATTCAAAATAATAAAAGGAACAGAAGGTGGAGCATGTGCTGGTTATTTGAATACTATTAATACATTAGCATCAGAAATTGATACATTAAGAGATTCATTAGGAACAGATTGGACTGTTGGTGCTTATGTTGGAGTGCTTAAAGATACTAATCAAGTTAAAGATATGAAAACAGGGTCAGAAACTATGGTATGGTCATATAAAAATGAAGATTCAGAACTAGAACAACAAAAAAATTCAAATAATAGTCTTATTAGCACTATTGAAGGTCAGAGCGAATTTCAATAACTTGACAAAACCCTCTATATAATGTATGATGCCTTCCTTAGTGTTGAAAAATAATGTTTTTTGAAAAAGTTAGTCTTGTTACTGGTGGATTTGATCCAATTCATAGTGGACATATAAGATATTTTGAGAGAGCAAAGGATCTTTCTAATTATCTTGTAGTGGGATTAAATGGTGATCCTTGGTTGACACGTAAGAAAGGACAATATTTTCAATCGTGGACTGAGAGAGCAGATATAATAAGACATCTTAATATGGTAGATGCTGTCATATCATGGGATGATAGTGATAATTCTGCGTGTGGTGCAATCGCAAAGTGTTTAGAAATTTCAGAAAAGGTAATATTCTGTAATGGTGGTGATAGAATTAAAAGCAATACTCCAGAAATTCAAGGGTATGGAGATGATCCTAGAGTAGAATTTAAATTTTCTATTGGTGGTGAAAATAAGATGAATAGTAGTTCGTGGATACTTCATGGATATTTTGAACGTCAAAGAAAACTTTTAGGTATATAATTTCCTATTTTCTGACTAACTAAATAAGATATAGTAATAATTTTAGTAGTCATAATCCCATGCCTCTGAATAAATTAGATAATTTTATTAAGAATACTGAAGGTCGTATTCTTTATGTGAGTCCAAGTGATTTAGACTCAACCGATAGTATTAGTAATCAGGGTAATTCACTTGCTCAACCATTTAAGACTCTTCAAAGAGCACTTATTGAGTCTGCTAGATTTTCTTATCTTAAAGGTAATAGTAATGATGAAGTAGAGAAAACCACGATTCTTTTGATGCCTGGAGATCATCTTATTGATAATAGACCTGGACATGCACTTAAAAATGATGGTGGATTAGCAAAAGTAGTATCTGCTGGTGGTGGAGTAAGTGCTGCTACTGATACATTAGGACTTAATTTAGATTCAAATTTTGATTTAACACAAGAAGACAATATACTTTACAAATTTAATAGTGTTTATGGTGGTGTTATTGTACCTAGAGGTACTTCCGTTGTTGGATTAGATTTAAGGAAAACAAAGATAAAACCAAAATATGTTCCTAATCCAACAGATAATGCTGTCCCATATACTTCTATATTCAGAATAACTGGTGGATGTTATTTCTGGCAGTTTTCTATATTTGATGCAGATGAAAACGGATTAGTATATACTGATCATCAAAGTTTTGCAGAAACTAATAGAGTAAGACCATTATTTTCTCACCATAAATTAACAGTATTTGAATATGCTGATGGTGTTAATAATGTCACTGATTACCAGTTGACTGATCTTGATATGTATTATGGTAAATTATCTAATGCATATAGTATTGCCTCTGGTAGAAATATTGATAGTAAGTTTCCTGCAGATCCAGATGGTTTTGAAAAGCAAAGAATGGAATGGGAGATTGTTGGTGCATTTGCTGCAGATCCAATAAATATTGCAAGAATTTTCTCAGGAGAAGAAGATAGTAAAACTCCTAGTTCTATCGTTACAGTCATTACTTCAGAAGATCATAATCTAACAGCAGGAACACCAATAAAAATTAATAATGTTGGTGTAAATGAATATAATATTTCTACAAAAGTTCAAAATGTTGATATAGATGATCCAAAAAGATTTACATACTTACTTCCAGATTTTTCCAGATCTTTAATAGCCGAACCAGGTTTAACTAGTGGTGGTGGAAAAGCAACAGTAACTATTGAAACTGATACTGTATCTGGTGCATCACCATATATCTTTAACTGTTCTCTACGTTCAGTTTATGGTATGAATGGAATGTGGGCTGATGGAAGTAAAGCATCTGGTTTCCGTTCAATGGTTGTTGCCCAGTTTACGGGTATATCACTACAAAAAGATGATCGTGCATTTGCAAAATATAATGCTTCTTCTAGACAATATCTCACGCTTGATGCAACTAAAGTTGTTGGAGCAACTCTTGCTAAGAATTCATCTTCAACTAATTCAGAAACAGTTTATCATTTAGATTCTGGAGCAATCTATAGACAAGGATGGGAAACTACTCATATTAAAATCACTAATGATGCTATTCTTCAGATAGTTTCTGTATTTGCGATTGGATATAATAAACATTTTGAGGCACAAAGTGGTGGTGATGCATCTATTACTAACTCTAACTCTAACTTTGGGCAATTATCTTTAGTTTCTAAAGGATTTAAGAAGGAAGCATTTGAAAAAGATAATAGAGCATTTATAACCAGTATAATTGCACCAAAATCAATTAGTTCTGATGAAGAAAATATTGATTGGATATCTGTAGATGTTGGTGTAACTACTTCTGTTTCTAATCCAAAAAGATTGTATCTCTTTGGATATACAGATTCTGATATTGTCCCACCTATCCTTGCACAAGGATATAGAATAGGTGCAAAATTTGAAGATACATTGAGTGTAGATTTTAGTGCTGTCAGTGGATATGCTACAAGTGAAGCACAAATCTTAATGACGGATAAAAATGATAGTGGTGAAATAATACAAACAGGATTTACTGCTTTTAAAGAATATCCAGTTATATCAGGACCAACAGCAAATAGATTTGCTTTAAATTCTCATAGTCTATCAACAGGTGAGAAAGTTGTTGTAGTAAGTGATACTGGTGATTATCCAGAAAATATTCAAGCAGATGTTGTTTATTATGTTATTGATGATGGGGATAATAATAATATAAGATTAGCTGCTTCTAAAACAGACGCAGATAATTATTCTAATCTTGGTAGAGGTGATATTACTGTATATGGTGGATCTCAACTTAGAATTATAAGTAGAGTAACTGATAAAGTTGCTGGAGATATAGGACATCCAGTACAATTTGACGATACTTCTACAGTTAATCAATGGTATATTACTGCATCTACTGACAATAATGTTTATACTGCTGTTACACAGATTGGTGTTAAAACAGATGCTGGTTTAGATGCTTATACTCAACCTTCTTTTGTAAAAAGAAAAACAGACTCTAGAAGTTTAGATGATAAAATTTATAAAGTTAGAGTTGTAATTCCTAAAGAATTATCTGGTTCTAAAGATCCAGAAAATGGATTTATTCTTCAAGAATCTAGCACTACTGGTGTTAGAACTGATAGTGATTTTAATCTTGCCTCTATAACAGATACTGATTATTTGTATGATAGAAATACAAGATTTATTAGTACTTGTTCATTCACATCTGGATCTCCCAACTCTACAGTAAGTGTTACTTCAGATTTACCACATAATTTGAATGTTGGAGATCAAATTATTGTTAAGAATGTAGAAGACTCAACTAACCCAGTTGGAACAGCTAGCAGTGGTTATAATGGAACTCATACTGTTAAGGCAGTTAGTAATGATATGCAGTTCACATATGAAACTACTAAAACACTTGGATCTGTATTAACTAATGATATCAATATTAGAACTACTGATTTACCAAGATTTGAAAGAAATGATTTAAAATCAAACCTTTATGTTTATAGAAATGAAACAGTACAGAGATATATTGATGGACAACAAAGTGGAATCTACCATCTTTATGTTCTAGGTGCTGATATAGGTATTACAACAGAATTTACGAATCTAAAATATAGTCAGAATGTTGTTAATTTATATCCTCAATTAGACAGAGATAAT